TGCTGCGGCTTCGATAGTTGCACAGTTGTTTGAGACATAAATGTCTACACCGTACAAGTTACCAATAAGACCAGAGCTTACTGCTTGACCAGTTACAAAGTCAGAAGACACGTATCGGTCAACACCCATGATAGTGTTACGAACAGAAGGTGGGATAACAAGTACACGGCTTTCCATTGGTACGTTGTTGTCGTCAAGCTTCTGAATCATGTCACGGAAGAACGCATCGGTAAACACGTCACCAGCAACAATAGTGTCATCAGTGTACTGAGTAGTAGTACCACCGTCGTTGAAGAAGCAACCGCTGTGCTGGTAGTCAGTAGCAGCAGCACCGAACACAACAGAACCACCGTCACCAAAACCAGTACCGCAAGAGTGCAGGTCAGTGTCGATCTTAGTAGCAAGAGCATAACCAGCATCTTCAGTATAGAACTGACGGAGGCTAGAAAGCGCCTGTACTTCTACGATGTCTTCGATCAAACGTGAGTATTCGAAGTGACGGTCGATATCAACAGTCAGTTCGCTCTCAGTGTTCGCAATGATAGTAACTGCAGTGTCAGCAGCCTTAGCATTTGCATCGCCACGAGTTGGCTTTGGAATGTGAAGCTTGTCGCCTTTCTTGCCGTTCATAGCGATACGCTTGACAAGTGGAGCCATCTTCAGATTCTTCTGGTAAGCAGCAATAATCTCATCACTCCAAATTTCTGGAATAAAAGTAGCCGCTTCAGTCTTTGCAGTATTGCCCGCTGCACCGGGATAAGTTGCAGTAGCCATGTCAATCTCCTAGATTATTTGACTCGACCCTCCGCATAAGCTGCCATAATCTCATTGGCTAACGCTTGATAACGGTCAGGGTCATTCTTCATTAGTTTAATAATGTCGGCCCTGCGATATACCTTTTTACGTGATCCTTCAGCACTGCCTCGTGCATTGCCTGTATTAGCTGCCTTAAGTGTTTGCTTACGTGCCTGTTTTTCAACATTGGCAGTTTGCTGTGCAACTACTTTACGTTCTTTCCAGAGTGTAAATAGTTCATCAGCAGAGTCAGCATCATACTGTTGGTCAGCTGCTACAAACAACTGAGTCCTAATCTTTGAAGCTTTAATCCACTCAGCAAATTTAGGATCGCCAAGAATCTCTTGCATATCTGGATGCTTACTTTGAAGCATAGCAAGAGAAGCTTGTTTCTTATATTGCGTAGAGTATTCTTGCGCTTCTCTAATTTTAGGATGATTCTCAATAGCACGGTTGACTGCACCTTGAGGATCTGTAAAATAATCTATATCGTCTTCAGGCTCAACAGTTTGTTGAGGTGCTGGCGGTTGTGCTTGAGTACTAATGTAATCATCAACAACCTTACGAAGTTCACCTACCTCAGAAGACTGACGACCTAAAAGCTTTTCAGCTTCTTGGTGCATCTGTACAACTTCTTCTAGAGATTTATTTTGATACTTCTCTGGTAGGTTTGGTTCTTCTTGAGGTTGCTCAACTTGGGCTTCTGGCTCTTGTTGAATCTCATCAACTTCGTTTTCAAGCATGTCCACATTTTCCTCTTCAGGTTGTGGATCAAGCATTGTAGCTCGTGACATAATTAAACTCCGTGATTATAATCATTGTGGAGATGTTTATTTTCTACCTGCTTTTTCATGCTCTTTCACCCACTTCATATGAGCGCCGGGGAATGAACCATCGGAGCCATTGAGGTGAAAGGATGGGGCAGATACCATTTTTGTAGCATTGGCACCACAACCGCACCTACTGGTTGTAACAGTACCTTCTACAAATTCTTCAAAGACATGTCCGTTTGTACAACGAAAGTCAAATACTTTAAACATTTACAGGCTCTTCTAGTTCTGCTTCTGCTTGATCACGAGCAGCTTCAATAGTAGCTTGTAAATTAATAACACTAGCAAAAGCAGCTACTTGACCTTTACGGAAGTACAAATCTTCCTGATCTTTAACTGTTTGAATATCTGCTAACTGTGTTGCATTATTAGAAAGTTCGCTTACGAGTTGTTTGAAACCTTCACTGTTGAATAAATCAGCGTAGTTATCAAAGTAAGTTTCAAGCTCGGTATTCATAGATTCCTCTAAAGTTTACTATATATTAATATTATATCATACATTTTGTTATATGTCAAGCTTTTTTTGTAGACTTTCTTCTACGTCCTGACGCTGTTACTGCGTGTTTAATTTTAGCTGGTCCTGTTTTGCGTTTAGCAGAAGATTTTTTTTCTGCTGCGGTCATCTTTGCAGCAACAGCTTTAGGTCTACAAGAAGGATAGGGACGTTTACTTTTCTTTGCAGACTTACGACCGCAAGGTTTACCAGTCTTAACGTCTACCCAATCTTCTTTAAACCATTTAGTAAGACCGCCTTTGGTTTTACTCATAGGTTCCACCACGCTTTTTATACTCTTTAGTTAACCAACCTGAAGCATATGCACTAGGCCAAACCTTGTACTTCTTTTTAGCCTCTGCCTTGACTCGTGAGTAAAGAGCTTTATTTTTAGGTTTAGGACTACTCTTCGACTTAGCCATGGTCGTTACTTCTTTTTGTTTTTCTTGTTGGTCATTACACGTTGACCACGCTTAGGCATTGCAGGTTTCTTTTTAGGCTTTGTTGCTTTCATTCCATAACCGGGCATAGCTTTCTCCTTTGCTGTCTTAGACAGATCTTCAAAATGGAAAAGTTTTACAGATGTTTTTCCATGTGTTTTACCTGAGTGTAATGAACCGTCAGGCATTTTGTGCGTACCACCTGTATACTCAGTACCGTCACGCCTATAATGTTTTACATCTTTAGCCATTACCATTTAGCCTTATCAGCCCAATAAGCTGCTGACATTTTACCTTTTGATATGTTCTTAGCGTGTCGTGCTTTAAACGACGCTCTTTTCTTTTTCATTTTATCAGACTCACCTGCTTTAGGCTTACCTGCCGTCTTAGCGCCTTGCTCTCCGAAACGAATAGTTTTTATTTTGTCGCCTTCTTTGGCAACAACAACGTGTGACTTTTTAGGATGATTAGGCGTCCGCTTTGGTTTGTTGAACCCGCTTACTCCTGCCCGTGCTAGTCTTGGGTCTTTCTTTGCTGGCATTAGATAATTCCTCCACCTTGGCTTCCAGTTCCGCTAGACGCTGGAACGTTCCTTGAAACTCTTGGTTGACTTTCTGCAGGAGCAGGCGTAGTTCGTGGTCTGTCAACATTAGTTTTACCTTCTAATTGCTTTTCTTTAAGAAGAGTGTCAGCTACTTTCATGCGTCGTTCAAACTCTTTATCTTCAGCGTCCCCTTCACGGAGGTTTCGAGTAACGGCGTTAATACGATCAATCTCAAGTTCCATAGGTACAGCTTGAGCTTCAGCAGCCAACTTAGCAGCTCTTGCTTGTGACTCTTGAGCTTGAGCAGACAATGCTTGCGTCTGTGACTGTTGGAACTGCATTTGTAACTGTTGTATTTGTTGCTGCATTTGTTGTGCTTGCGGATTAGGCTGTGAAGCTTGAGACAGAGCTGCAAGTAGTTCTTCACGATTAGACAGGTTCATGTTGTCAATAACAGACTGAATCAATGTATTGTACAACGGAGAGTCTTTACCCATTGTCTGCAACAGCTGTACAAGCTGAGTAACTTCGTACTCTCTAGCGATAATACCTAAAGTACTGCTTGCGTTAAACTTATAGTCAGCTACAGGATAGTTCTCAGGGTCAAACTGCATGTAACGGTACGCAGCTTTCTTAACAAAAGGAATAAGAAAAGACTGTTGGAAGTTAATCAGTGTACGCTTATGGCGTTTAATAATAGCGCCAAGAGACATACTAATGCCAGCGGCAGTACTCTCGCCATTAACTTGACCTGCAATTCCTGCTGAGTCCACTGCTCCTGTTGCTTGCTGTACCATTTGCTGCAATGCTCCGGCCTGAGCAAAAGTGATTTGATTAACTTGGCCAAAGTTGAACGGTTGAAGTACTTCACGGGGGTCTCCGTTGGTTAGGATCATCTTACCGGGACGTACTTCTGGTTTAGCACCACGGGGTAGACGTGTGGCGTCAATAGCCATCATTGGGTGGATTGTAAGACTTAGTGCATCAATACGTGCGCGTAACTCTGTGTCAAGTGCTTTTTGACTGTTATAACCTTTCTCGCAAACTCCACGACCCCAGAAACGTCCGGGAACAACGTCCCAAGGAAACGCTACAACAGGACGGTCTCCCATCATGTAAGGGTTAGCTTCAGCTTTAAGAAGTATACCGCCATTAGCAACCACTACAACGGCCTCTACGTAACGTGAGCCTGAGTCTTCCTCTGATGCCTCTTCTTCGTCATCGTCGCTTAGAGCGGAATCTAGAAGCTCTCGTGGCACTAGACCGTAGTACTTAGTTAAACGTACTTTGTCATCGTTGTAGATTGTTATGTCTTGGTCAGGTTCCAAGTCAGTATCAGGAGCGGCAGGACCAACATATACGTCACGGTATACTCCTTGTTCTTGCAAAAGTTCTACTTGATGTAAACTTACAAACTCGTCAATAGCAACACCCATAGCGTCATCTACAGATGTAGCTACAGGATCAATCAAAAAGTTCTGAGGTAGTACAGGCTTAAGTTTAACTACGACACGATCAGTAATATTAACACCAACAGCTTGTAAGTCTCCACCCATAATGTCTTGAGTAGCTGGTGCCATTTCTTTCATTTCTTCAATGATTATTTCACCAACACCTGTACCAAATACTGCTGCGTTAATAAGACATTCAGCAACAGACTTACGTACCATGCAGTTTTCAAAGTCTTCAGTCAGTTTGTTACGTAGAAACAATACGTCTTCTTTTTGCGTATCGCCCATGTTATCGCTAATAT